TGTGTTCCTTTTACATGATGATGTTGTTTTCTAACTGGTGCATTTTTATCATACTTGATTTTTTGTTCTTCATCTGGATGATTAATAATAAGTGGATCAATAATAAGTATTGGTTTTACACGACCAAGATCAATTTTTTTAAACTGATCTCTGTACAATAAATTGTCATCTACATATATGTATTCACAATGCTTGTTTGCTATTTGGATTGTTGTATCCGAAGATCCTACAACAGCCATGTGTGTTTTATGTTGATGTCTTTTCATCAAATCCATAACTTTGTCCATCCATACTGCAGATATTGCTACTCTTTTTTCCAATGTATCAATCAAACTTGAGTCGTGCATATAGTGATCTAAAACTAGTTTTTCAGAAGGTCCATTGCCTTCATCTCCCCATCTTCCAGCAACAAGATTTACACCAATTCTTCCAGGTGCAAAGCGATTTAATGTTTCACAAATTTTGGCAGCATAATCTGGGCTTGTTCCATATGCTGGTAAAGCAATAGTCATAATTAATTGATTTGTTTTTTGTAATGCTTCTTGTATAACTAAAGAAAAGTCAATGCCACCTGGCCCATAAGGGAGTAAAACAGATTTTACGTTAGCACCGTCTAGTTCTTTAGCCATATTAAGAATTCCATTTAGATCTAAGTTTTCAATACTATCGTTTATCTGCCAATGCCTTCTCCACATCCAGTGAAATGTTATAGGCTTATTTACATTATCCATTGTTTATTGTTCTTCCTTTTGTTTTAAACCAAGAACCAATTTTAGACTTTGCCACTTTAGTTCTTAATATTTCTCCAAATGTTTCGTGTGATATATCTGATCCAAGATACTCTTGACCAGTTTCAAGGTCTATCAACTTCCATTTTCCAGGAGCCTTTGTGTGCAGAATTAGATCAATGGGGTAGTCGTAATCATTTACCTCAGATCCATCAAGAAGTTTTCTTTTTTTATTGGTTTCTTTTGATATGCCATCTGTCATTATTTAATTATACCCTATATGATTGTAAACCAGATTGGCAGGGTATATCTTGTTCCAGAAAGCACTTCTTTTACTTCGTGTGCATAGTGCATATTTCCAGGGAATATTAAAAGATCTCCAACTTTAGGCTTTATAGTAATATCGTGTGTAGCAAAACTAATTTCGCCACCTTCGTAATCATCATTTAAATAGATAAGAGTAGGGATATGATTGTCTGTAACATATCCCAGATCATCAACATGTAAGTTTAAACTAGTTCCTTTTTCCCATTTAGCCACTTGCAGATGAGACTCTTTAGGGCGTATAGAGTCAAAGCCATAGGCACTGACAATTTCTACTTTTACTTTATCTCGAATCTTAAACTTATCTTCTATACCAGCATAAATGTGCATCCAGTTTATAGCATTACCTGAATCATCTTTTTGTGACTCAAAACTAAATTTTCTGTTTTCAGTAACATTATCAAGCAAATACTTAATCTCATCATCGGATAAAAAATTTGATATTAGTTTGATATTTTCTGATGAGTTACCAACTTTTTCAAAAAAATCATTATAAGACTGAATACGCTCAATTTCGCTTGGATCGTGACCAACTGGAATATTGTTAACTATGTGTGCCATATGTTAATTATACCCTATAAATTTTTTAAGTTCGGCGAAAAATAGAAAGAGTAAACTAATCTATGCACCTAGCAGTGCACTATTAGATAGATTTTTCTATTTTGGCCACTATTCTTTTAATCATATCTTCACGATATTCTGTGGTAATAATAAAGCCAGTATCTATTTCAGTCATAATAACAGACATCCTGACTATTTCATTAATATTCAAGGTTTATCCAGAAACACACAAAGTCTATGCTTAGGTTATATTTGTCTACACTAAACCCTAATCCAAACCTACGGGAAGAAAAACCAGCAGAAAACCAAACCTTATTACTGACTCGCCACTCTTTACTTTTAATCACAAGTTTCCTTATCTTCTTTTTCCCATACTATTCTACCATCTTTCCAGACAGGCCAATATCCAAGGCCACGCCAATCCATGCTTATAATCTTAGGTTCTTTCATTAGTCAACCTTGTATGTCATTACAAAATAACATGCAACGTATCCCAAAATAAATGCTGGTATAAGAAATAATAAATTAATCACTCTAACCTCCTGTCGTTATATCTAGTATATCAAAGTTCGGCGAAAAATAGAAGTAACAAAACCTCTCCATGCCCTACAAGGGCACTATCGGTGAGTATCCTTCATATGCCTAGCCAATGATTCGTGAGCAAAGATACCCCATCTAAGTTCCCATTCCTTGTTACAAGTAGAGCAAATGACTATCCTTGACATGATTCTATTAGTATCCTATTTTTGCTGCTTACGCAGAAATTCCAGAAGCAATGATCCTTCTTCTGATAAACTCTTGCTCTCTTTCAAACCTTGATATCTTGTGATATGGGTGGGCGGAGATTCTTTTTTTATTCTTTTTTGCTCTTTTTACTTTATGCTGTGATACTTTGTCATTGATTTTTCTCATATTATTTATCTTTCTTTATATTTTTATTTTTCAAAGCAGCGGCTTTTTCTTTGTTAAAATTTGCCCACTTAAGTTTTTGTTGACGCTCTATCACACGGTACTCATCAGCAGAAGGACATCTAGTACACCAGTGATAGTTAGTAAAATAAGGCTCTTCACGCTCATAGGCACAAATTGAATTTTTCATATGATTTGTCATGTATTCATCATATCAAAAATCGAAGGGAATGTCAAGTATAATATACCTATGACCCTACTATACATACTCTATAGCCCTATACACAAGGCTATCAAAATAGGGATATCAGATATCTCAGGTAAAAGGTTTGCAAGCCATAAGACCAAGGGTTGGATATTAATCAAGTATTGGTGGTTTTCCGAACGGGATAAAGCAAGAGCAGTAGAATCTATAGTAGTAAAGACACTTACTAATAAACATGGTTCTTTCCTAGATAAGGAAGATATGCCACAAGGGGGTTATACGGAGACATTTGATGCGTCAAAAATAACAAGAAAAGGTTTGATACGTATGGTCAATAAGGCTATAAAGGGTGTATCGTAATCTTTATTTACCCTGGTTTTATTCCTCAAAACTCATTTGCGATTCCCAGAAATCATCATTATTTGTTTTAGTTTCATCTACTACAGCATGACAGTTATAGCAAGTTACCTTGCCATCTAGATCAATTTCATAGTAGTGTTTACATTCCATAACCCTATACTAGCACATGAAGGTTAACAAATAGGCTTCAGGTGAAGGAATCGGACCTTCATTATCAGTTTCGGAAACTGCTCTACGACCATTATAGGAACCTGAATCGCCTTAATCAGTATAGCATGGTTATTATTTACCGTTGCATTTTGGACATTGTTTGGTGATATTTTTTGTTCCATAGGCTACTTGATACATAGCACCACAATTAAAGCATAAGACATCTAGGTTAATCATTAATAGATCATATCATGGTTTTGATCAGGTTAGATATAGTCTGGATGGTCTAATGGAGTAGGTGCTGTAATAAGACATTTACACTCCATACACTGAGCATCATTTAATAGATACCCTGCGATCTCATAGGTTTCTTGATCAAACTGGACTGTTACCCTTAATAAACTTGATCCACAACAAGGACAAACAGGTGTTGGGATACCTCTGAGATTTATCATATATCTATTATATGTTAAATAAAGTGGTTTGTCAATAAGAGTTGTTCACATATTAATCTTACTGATAATTTAATTAGATAGTCTAGAAGTGGAGTGAAGTGGAGGATAGTGGAGTATTGAGCATTTTTAATAAGGGCGTCGTAATCCCCACGGCCCAAACCACCTATCCCCAAACCTTCCTATCTCTTATACCACATATCCAAACCTTATATCTTCATATCCCCATAGCGGATTATATACCAAACATTAGTGTTTGTCAAGTATGTTTTGTACCAAAACACTATGACAAATTTGTCCAAATTTCAGGATAAATGTTTGATTATCGTAATATTTTATTTAAAAAGATATAAAAAATATCAAAAACATCAGAAAATAATGTTTGGATAATATAGTGTTTGTATATAGGGTATTACTTGTAGAAAGATCCATGGTTTATCTTTTGATCCCCCGCTTTGGCGGGATCTTCGATAGGACTATTAATCATTTGAACGGCGGGGGATGAAGTAAAGTATCTTCCTAATCCAATAGCAACAGTAAAGGAAGTAAAGGCTTGTGCCAAAGCCTCATCTTCTTGTTTTGCCATTTGAGGATTCATCATTCTTGAAAAATGTCTTGGACTCATATGATTATTATACACCTGATATAAGAAATAAAGGTTTGGGAGATATAAAGGTTTGATATATAAGGTTTGTCTAAGAATCTGGAAATTTTTATACTCTTCGTAATAAGGTTTGGCCAAGGATCTGGGAAATTTTTTTATCTATCGTAATAAGGTTTGACAAATGTGGTTTGATATGATATTATGTGGCCAGCCCCACCCCTGCAATAGCAGGATGTGTGTTAAACTTAGTTGACGTCTCCTTCTTTCTTAGACCTTGCATAGTCCAAGACATCATTAAGTGTTTCCATTCCGTCAATCTCTTGTTCTTCAATCTCAAGAGCAACTAAAAATAAATCAAATGTTTCTGAAATGTATGTCTCTGCCATTGGACTTTCTTGTACTATTCCTGATGCCACGAAAAATGCTAGGGGTAATCCCATATCGTTAAATTCTACAAAATCTTTTAACTCTTCATCATCTCTAAATTCCATCCAAAATTGGGATAGGATCGCCGCTTTGTCTGCGCTAGGTATTGCCATAGTTAGTTAACCTTTCATCTCTTCCATAAGTGTATCATATTCTTCCCCTGCCATTAAACTAACTACCTCTAAACGCTTATAGGCTATAACAGGATTATTTCTAACTAAAAAATAACCAACCGCTTCTAAGTTAAGTCCCATGTCCTCATTGAGGAGTTTAGCAATTCTCTCAGCATAACGCTGTTCTTTTGTATTCTCAGGTTTTCTTCGAACGCTGTATGTCATAACTCTCCTCTATTTCATTATACCAAAAAAGTAAGGGGGGCGCAAGACTGGCAAGAATCTCAGCGCCCCACCTTGTTATCAGCCTAGTAGACCCCTCTCTAGGCGTTGACGAGTGGCGAGTAAGCAGCCACAAATTTATCCCAATCAACCGCTACATTGCTCATGATAGTTTTATTAGTCATGTCAATAATTACAGTGTCATCACCTAGGTCCTGAGTGATATCATTAATAGCAAAAATACCAAACCCTGTTTCCCCTAATATTTCATCTTGAATAAGATAACTGATCATCATACGTGTAAAGTAGGATGTGTCTTCCCATCTAGGTTTTGAATGCTCCAGGGCCATTGCTATGTCCCGCTGCCATTCAGTCTCACCCCAGTGGCTATATAGTACTACTGCAGGGGTATCCTCACGGTCCCTAAATACAAAGTTAATACGTGCTCCCATTACTCTACCTCATTACTCTCTACTAGGTTAGGTACGATTGATAGTTGATTACTTATCTCATTAAAGATGCTGTCTTCATCTTCATTGTCAGTCTCATATTCAAAATTCATGTAGTCGCCTGTTGGTTCAAAGATTACTTCAATTTCCCATCTTGCCATTAGTTGGACTCCTCATCCTCTGTTTCAAAGTCGATAATAATTTTTAAAACACGAGTTCCGTCTAATTTTGCGTAAACAGGATAAATACCGTCACCGTATCCAGTAGAAAAGGCAACAGCACGGCCAAGGCCAAGGTCACCAAAGCCTTCTACAATTGTAGCATTAGAGGCACCTAGGTAACTGTATTCACCTTTATGCTTAGGGTGCTCATCAAAGTTTTGTTTATCTGAGTCCCAGTTTTTCCACTCATCAAGATAGCAAGGGTCACCGACCATGGCCTGTCCTGAATCTACTGTAAAAGAACCAATATATGTTAGTCCAGTTATTTCTGTTTTCATTTGTTGTCCAATCCTACTAGGGTCATTTCCTCAATTGTAGCGCACTCTGGGCACTTTTGCAAGTCTGCCTCATCAAAGGCATCTCTAATAGTATTATTAGGGTCTTCGAATTCAGCGCTACAGGATTCGCAATAGAACCAGTTGTGGCTAACTCTGATTTGTATATCTGTATCTGCAGGGAAAGGAACCTCAGTGATAAAGTATCCTATTCTATTTACAAATCCCCAACCTGCCCATATGAAAGAGCCACCGTCGTCTCCGTCCCCATACATCCAGATTTTGTCAGGGGATTGAGATTTAACAAACTCTACCTCATCACCATAGGTCTCAAACATCGTACCGTCAAAGGAAGCATTTGTATCTATATGATTAAGGATGGGCTTATAGGTATCAAACCATTCATCATAATCCATTTCAATAAAGTTATTCATTGCTCTTTGTCCTGTCATTGATAGCAAATGATAAATCATATGTTAGTTTATATAGTTCTACTAGCATATCTAATCGTCCTTCACATTCTGTACGGACCATAGAATCCATTGCCTCTTCAGACTTCTCTTCTTGCTCCAATGCGCTTGCAAGGTCTTGCTCAGCAATTAACATTAGATTCTTTAACTCACCATGCATAATATCAAGACCTGATACTCCAGCGTCTACCATGCGTTGTAGGTGTGGTGCTAAACTATCTGATAATTCATTCATCAATCATCTCCAAGTAGTGCTTAGATACGTGAATGGCTCCTTCAAGGTAAGGAACAATACTATCAGCACCGTCCTCGTTTTGCAAATCCTGTTCAAGGGATATTGTGTGAATTCTTATATACTCTCTTAATGTGTTTAGGTCCATATATTAATTATAAGGGTTGGTGTTGATTTTGACAAGTCTAGTAGGTGTGACCTTGCTCACATCTGTAATGATAGGCTCAAAAGCAGGAGATGTACCAATATTAATAACCATTCCATTGCCACAAATACAATCAGGATCTACTCTTGGTATTTCCAGGGCGGTAACTTCAATTAAAGCATCACAGTTAGTACATAGATAATCATACTTAGTCCACATCTGCTATATACCCCTCTGCTAGTAGTCCCTCAAAGAAGTCCCATACTATTAGTAATTGTTTATAGTTTTGTTCATCCCCCTGAAATTTGGCGGTATCAATAGCCCAAGTAAGACTATTACCAAAGGCCTGTATATCTTTATAGGTATAACCTAACATTAGTCAAAGTACCCTTCTATTTGCAAACCTTTTAAGAAATCCATGGCTCTCCAAGTATTGTTATATAGCCAAGGGTCGTCATCTGAATTTATCGTGGTAAGTACAGAATCCAACGCATAAACCATATCATCTACATCAGTGCTAATATAACCTAGCATTATCCTACCTCAATTCCTGCATACTTAGCGATAGTGTTTAGTGTAATATGGATATGGCAGTCACAATCTGTTCCCCCCATATTTTCTTCAAACTCAAGGTGAGAGAAGTTGTCATCATAGATTTCATTTATTAGGTCATTTATTGTTTGGGTCATGTATTAATTATTGCAGAAATTTAGGGAAAAGTCAAGACTCTTCGTAATCGAATTTTTTCAAAAATGTTATATTGATCACATGGCTGGCCCCGCTTTGCGATTCCAACGGGACTTGAACCCGTAACCTCTACCGTGACAGGGTAGCGATCTAACCAATTGATCTATGGAACCTTGTGAGCAGTTTTTGCATCCACTTACTCAGGTGGCATATATTAAATTGTGCTATGCAATTTGCATAACATTCTGCACAACTTTTAGCAAACGATTTTTCTCTGCGTTAATTGCAGGGTCAAATCCACTAGCAGATGCGAGAATAGATTCGTTAGAACCACCACGAGCAGAACGATACCAATCTAAACGCTCAGTTAGTGCATTGAAAGCACCCCAAGCAGTATTAGCAATCATACCATTAAACTCGCCTGTGTAGATGTCGTTAATAACATCTATTTTGTTTTCCCATTTCTTTAGCGCACCCTTAGTATCTTTTTCAGGTTTTGCATACGCTGTAAGAATAATGTCGTTAAATTGCTTAGCAGAAACTTCTTTTTCAATCATAGCCTTAGCCATAATATCAAATTCGTCCATGTAAGCATTAGCAAGACCAAGAGTTTCACGAGCAATCTGCACTTTACCATTTGCAGTTTGTGTGTGGCGAATCTTGAATGATTGTTTGATGCCATTCTTCTTTTTCTTAGCACCTAACGCAAGATTGAGAGTGTTGGCGCAAACAACACGAACAGGTGTAATGCTTGCTTGAATAGCGATTGAACCGTCATGTGATGTGTTAATCAGCAAATAAGTTTTTACCTTATCCGCAACACCATTAGGGTCAAGAACTGTTTCACGCTCAAGAGCAAGAGCGCCAAATACTACACGCCCACCCTTGATTGAACCAGCAGTTTCCCAGCGTCCGCCACCATCAAGAATGTTATCACCAAATGAAAATAAATCTTCATTTTGTAAAACATGGTAGCGCTCACCAACAACGCCTAAAATGTCTGTTTGTGTTTTGTCTGTTGGGTTAGTACGCAAAACATATTGATATGCCTTGTCGCTTGTTAAGTGTGTTGGGGTTTCCAAATCTTCAAGACGAACATTCCAACCATTAAGATTTGCTGCTTCCAACATTTCTACGGTTGTTTTTTCTTCTGTAAAGACAGTACCCAATCCATGCCATGCAGGTTCACGAAAAGATGCAAAAGATGTCTTTCCGTTTTGTGTTTCTAGGTCATGTGCCATGAGTTTCCTTCTTTCTGTTGTTGTTAATTTAAGTATAACAGGACAGGCTGACAAATGCAAATCCAGATAGTTAAACATGGACAATTCGGACATTTTTATTATGTGATCGTAAACACATCGGCGTGTTGTTTGACATTTTAGATTTTTGTGGCTGGCTTTTTTAAATAAAAAATAGGCCAGTTTTAAATCATGGCCAGGATTTTGATAGCCCCCTATCAAATTTAAACGGTCCCTGCAGCGGTTGCTACAGATCTCAGTAGTGGTCTTCCAAAGAAACCTCGTCTACATTTAAGTCAGCGTCATACTCATATGAACTTAAATCAACATCAATCGTGACATTACTTAAATCAAAGTCTGCAATCTCTGACATTGGTACACTGATTGTTCCACTGAATGAAACAGTTCCTTGTACTTCAATTTCTTTGACTGGATTAATACCAAAGAGTTCGCATAGCGCTACAAGAACTTCTTCTTTAGAATAGTTAGGGTCATACCATTCTACAATATTGTCTTCAAGTTGTCTCACTGTTCCTTGAAGACTACGTAGCGCTTCTTCACGAGCACGTGCACTGTGTAGTTCCCATTCAAGGTCTGTTACCTTGGATGTTAAATAAGTTGGCTCTTCAGGAGCAGCATATGTACCAGCAATGGCTTTATATGTTACAAGAAGATTTGGGTTGTACGGTACTTCTAGTTTATCAATTGTTACGGCGTCATTAATGTTAGTTGACATTGTGGGGCTTCTTTCTGTTTGTTTGGTTAATTTAATTATACTATCGGCCACTGACATTTGTCAAAGATCCTATAGGTGAGCAGTTTTAACTCATGCTCAGGAGTTTTTATTATTTAGTTGTGCTTACCATAGCAAGGCGTCTTGCGCCATTTGCTAACTGTAAGGATACTCTAGTGGTCTTAGAGTTAATAGGTGAGAACTTTACAATTCTACCTGTGATACCTGTTTTGCTTGTGGTGAATAAATCACCGATTTGGTATGTGTATCCGCCTAGTGTCATTTGGGTCTTGCCTTTCTGTTTGGGTTTGGGGTCATTACTTACTTAGTCTAACATTTTTTAGGGGGGAAGTCAAATACCCTTCCCCACCTATTTATCTAATTAAAGATAACGAGCAATAGCGTTATAGGTGCTAGTGCTAACTGTTTCCTCGTCCGTCATTAAAAGGATACGGATAGCGTTAGAGATTTCCTCTTTCATCTCACGATAAGTGTGCTGATGGATTTGCTCAAAATCCCTAGTTGGCTCAGCAGGGAACTCGCCTTCCTTAACTGTTAAATCAAAATCAACATTAAGGTTGCTTGACCATTGGCGATAGTTGGTTCGCACATTTTGAGCCTTATCTATGTTAGCGATAGCGAAAGTAAATAATTCTTTTTTCCAAGCCTCTAGTGCTTCGTTATACTTTGCTTCGTTCTCGTCTTGCTTTTTGTAGTTAGCCTCTAGTTCTGCTAACTTATTTGTTAGGGCTGTAATAACCTTTGGTGTAGCGATTTTTACATTTATTGCTTTGCCTCTTGCCATTTGTTTTTGTTTCCGTTTCTGTTTAGTGGGTTTGATGGGGGTATTAAGTTGAGCAGTTTTTGGTCATGCTCAGGACTTTAGCCACTAGGCTAAGATTACTTTGCCGTCCAAGTTGTGTATCGGTATGAACCATTTACATCTAACTTAACACGGACATTACCATTTGCCTGTGGTGTGATTTCCACGATAGTTCCTACTACCTTTGACTTTTGTGTTGTGTAGAGGTCGCCTACCTTGTATGTTGCGGTTGCTACGGACATTGTGTTTCTCCTTTGTTTGGTTTTTTCTTACTGTTTAAGTCTAACATTTTTTGGATAAAAATACAAATCTATTTCTTAGATTTCTCACATTTTGAGATTATTTCTCTGTGAGATACATCACATTAGGACAAATCGGACATTTAGGACACCCCTACCCAAAAGGGGAGTCAAACATAAACAGCATAAATATAACTACTAATACTATTGCTAATATCTCCATTATCACTTCTTACTCGCAGAAAATACTACGTCTGCTTTAGAGTATACACATAATCCGCAAGATACGCAAGCGGAGCCACTAGATGAGATAAGTGGAATAGACTTTAAGTTTTCAGGACACTTAGCGCCAGGCTTATTAAATAACTCTTTCATATCTGCTTGGCCTATGGCGAAATTCTTTGCAAGGTATGCAAGGCGCACACCATGATCTTTCTTTAAACTAACACCTATCTCTTTATTCTCACTATCTGTGGAATAGTATAAAGATAGATTAGGTATACCCTTAAGCATTACCGCTGCAGAGTGTACTCTAGTGTATACCCAAAACTTTATATCACTGTGATACTCTATAACTTCTTTCCATGCTTTGGTATAGGTATCATTAAAGAAATCACCGTCCCAATGAATACGAAATAGCAATGGAGCATTTTTCTTTTCACAATCTTTTCTGAAATCAGCAATCATCGTATACAACAATCCAACCATAGTTTCATGGTCTGCGTCTTTCAATAACTCCCAATTGTGTAGGAGGTTAGTCTTTACTCCTTTGAATAACTTTTCAAGTTTTCCTGCGTAGCAAACGCTTTCACAAACACTAGTGGC